CATTAATTCAAACATTTATCAGAGCATTGACGGCAGTACACATAAAGCTATAGGAGCAAATGTTAGTGTTCAAGATTCTTCAAAAGATAAATCTATAATAGATACTTCGGATAGTCGTTGGACAGATTAGGTTAAATCCTTTTCAGTAATAATTTTAAATTCAGCACCTTGATTTTTACAATATTTGGTAGCGGCTTGCCATTTAGCCTTATTTCTGATATATTCAAGAGACTCTCTCATATAAGATTTAGTTTTTCTGCTAGTTGGTTTTTTAGGTGGAACACATTGGCGTGATGGTTTAACTTCAATTACTACCCTATTACCTTTAGTTGTCTTTGCTACAAAATCTGGAAAGTATCTATGCCATTTATTATCAATGGGACTATAATATCTAATAGGCAATTCTTCACTAGCCCAATGTTCTATATTGTGACTATTATCTAAATACACCATCATACGTCTCTCTAAAAGAGAACGGTATATTATATTCTTTACATCACCAACATACTTTTTGGGGTTCTCTGGTTTATATAATCCTTTAAAAGATTTCTTCATATCCGTTATAAATATACCAGTATATATAAAGGAAGTAAATATGGCTTGGACAAACAAGATCAAAAACATAGTTAAAGGTAAAATAGGTAACATGGTTTCTGGCGCAATTGCTAGTAAATTATCCTTTGCCTCATCTGGTCAAACAACCAAAGTGGCTGCCAAACTATTAAACAAATCGCCGTTAGAGATAGGAGCAACAGGTCCATTATCACATATGGAGTCTATAAATAACCCATATCAATATGGTACAGTATACTATCCAAATGAAACATCTAATTTAGGTGCCGGCCATTATATTATATTTGATATTGTATCTCACAAATCATCCAAATTTAAACAACAAACTTTTCAGAATGGACAATTAGCAAGTAATAACTTTGGTGGAAGTCCAACACAAATGGGTAAAAGTAAATCACAATCAATAGCAAACATAAAAAGAAATGGCATAACTCAATCCAAAAGATTAAGATCAACATCTTCTGGACAAGTATCCAAAACAGGTGATACGCATAATTATATTTCAGATAGTATTATATTATATACGCCAGCAGAGGCAATGAAATTTAATTACAGTGTGGGTTATGAAGATACACCAACAGGTTTAGCAGGTGATTTAGGTCAAGCTATTGGTTCTGTTATGAACGAAACTGGTTGGATAGATAAAGTAAAAGCAGCTGGTGTTGGAACTGGTCAACTGGTTGGTGAAGTAGTGAAGACAGCTGGATTTATGGCTGCTGGTATAATACCAGGTTTTGAAAATGCTAGAGCAGTATTAGACAAAGCATTAGGTCAAGCAAAGAACCAAAATTTAGAAATGGTATTCCAATCTGTGCCATTTAGATCATTTAATTTTCCATTTATATTTGCACCAAAAGATCAGTCAGAGAAAGACCAAGTACACAAAATTTTACAATTGTTAAGATTTCATATGTTACCTGAACAATCAAATGGTATTCAAGGAGGATATTTCATAACACCATCTGAATTTCAAATAACATATATGTACAGAGAAAGTGAAAACGCATATATACCAAGAATTAGCCGCTGTGTTTTAAAATCATGTAGTATTGATTATGCACCCGAAGGTGTTGTATCATCATTAATACCAGATGAAAAAGGCGCACCGCCAACTATTATTAAAATGGATTTAGAGTTTGGTGAAACAGAAATTATGACTAAACATACAGTAGCGGAGGGATTCTAATATGGCATATTTTGAAAAGTTTCCAAAAGGTATGTATTCTAACGATAATATTACAAGCAAATTGGTTACCGATATATTCAAACGAGTTAAGATCAGAAATAAGATAATTAACGAGGCAAGTTTATACCAAGAGTATGATGTACCAAATGGTGAAAGACCTGAAGATACAGCAATGAAACATTTTGGTGATCCTCAATATCATTGGGTTATATTAATGTCAAATGCTGGTCACGATGGTTTTTATGATTGGCCTTTAGATTTTAGAGCATTTGAATCCTTTGTTGCAACAAAGTATTCCAATCCAGACGCAATACATCATTATGAAAAGGCACAATCAAGTGGTCCAACCACATCAAACGATTATTCACATATGATAGAGGTAAACAGTAATGAGCCTGGTGCTCAATCAGTTTCTAATAGAGAATATGAACAAAGAATACAAGATCAAAGAAGAAAAATCAGATTACTAAATCCAGGTTTCTTGCCTGTATTATTAGAAGAATTTGATAAATTGATAAATGAATAATTATGTACAATCAAATAAACGCTGACACATTAACTGCCGCTGGTCAATTTTCCTTATCAGATATACAATTAATATCTTATATATCTTCCGATGGTGGTAGTAATCCAAAAAAAATTAGTATCAGATCACAAGTACTAGAAATAAACATATACGAGGATATATTTACTAAAGGTCTATCAGGTAATGTAGTAGTGGTAGATAACCAAAATGTTCCCAATCACTTACCTCTTACCGGGTTTGAACGAATAGAATTTAAACTGAATACACCTGGTATATCAAAAGGTTTTGACTTCACATCGGTGACCGGCCACCCTATGTACATATATAAAATATCAGCCAGACGAGAAATGACTCCACGAACACAATTTTATGTTTTAAATTTTGCCTCTAAAGAAATATTAACAAACGAGACAAAGAAAATCTACCGACCTATGACAGGTACTATAGATCAAATGGTACTGGATATATTCAGACGTGATTTAGAATCCAATAAGACATTAATATTAGAAGAAACGAAAGGTGCTCGTAAGTATGTGCCAACAGGATTAAGGCCATTTGAATTTATTCAAGGTTTAGGAAACATAGCTGAATCAGGTAGATATAATAATGCTGGTTATTTTTTCTATGAAGACAGTACAGGATATAGATTTAGAAGTTTAGAAAATATGTTGGCGATTACAGATGGAGCGGCTAGACCTGCTGTTGCACGATTTGAAAAGAAACCAAGATCAGCTAAAGGTGGTTCTGGTGTAACCAATATCATACAAGAAATGCAGATAGTGGATGACTTTATTATACAAAACCAATATGACACAATACAGAATTTAAGAAATGGTGTATTTGCAAGTAGAACTATTGCACATAATTTAATGGATAAAACATATACAATACATGATTATGATTACAATTTGGACTATGAAAAATCACACCATACAGAGCATGATGGCAGTGGTGGTAAAACAGATGATAAATCAATGGCGCCAATGATAAACTATCATGGTAACCAATTTAGTGATTACGCAGAGACTCGTACATTTATGAAATCTAACACAACCAAAATACATAATGATTTTGAAGATGTACCAAAAGAAACAATGGCCAAAAGATTATCACAAAAGTTGGCTTTCGCCTCAATGCAGGTAGCACTCACAGCAAGAGGATTCACAGGATTGTCCGCTGGTGATGTAGTCGCATTAGAGATTCCGTCATACGAACCGGCAGGTGTTGATAACCCTTTAGATCACGATCCCTATATGTCTGGACGCTACCTGGTTAAGAATATACGGCATAAAGTAGATACGGCTACAGATAAACACACAATGAATATTACGTGTATGAAGGACGCCGTAAGAACTCCATATCCATCAGAGGAAATAGATACCTTTACAGGTAGGGAAAACACCGAGGCCACCAACGTATTACAGTATGACCTAGATGACGCAATAATAACTGAAGCAAATAAAGGAGGTCCACCAAGTGTACTCTCATAGGCTTAGAGAATCTCCGAGATTTCCGACCGCTCCGCTCGCTTTGACGATAGATATACTAACGGAGGCCATATAAGAGGCCATGACGAGAGGATTTGACCATAACATATTAAAGACAAGATTAAGGAACAATGAATATGACAATGTATAATAAAGAGAACAACCCTTATAGACACATAGACCTTATGCTCAAGGCGGCCTTTGTTAAATCATTTTCATGGGTTCAGAGAACATACACCACCGTGTGTATCAGAGGCAGGCCAGTAGCTAAAGTCATGCTAGCGCATGCCTATTCCATTGGAAAAGGTTATAACGCATTAATAAATAACAATACGCAGGCCTACAGAGACCACGTTAAGAATAAAGGCCATTTGCGTAAGGATAAAAGTAATAGGTAGAAATGACGTATAGTGTAGAGATTAAAAACAAACATATATCGGAAAATATTTAAGAACATGGCCAAATTTATAGGAAAGAATACAGAGTTTACATGGTTCAGTGGTGTCGTAGAGGACAGATTAGACCCAATTAAAACAGGCCGGCTTAGAGTAAGGTGTTTAGGTTTTCATACAGAAAATAAAAGTTTATTACCAACGGCCGATTTACCGTGGGCGACAGTGATGTTGTCTACGCAGAGTCCAGGTATTTCTGGACTAGGAACTTCACCGAGTTTTTTAGTTGAAGGCAGTTGGGTATGGGGATACTTCCGTGACAGTGGCCACCAGGAGCCTGTCGTTTGTGGGAGTTTGCCAGGTAAACCGAAGTATTACGGCAATCCTGACGTGGGCTTTAATGACCCAATTAGGAGATCAGAGGATGATATTGAGGATGTGGCCATTGAGGATTACGGAGCCGATAACGAA